TTGTATAACACCGACAGCACTATTTTTGGATTTATGTTTTTTTGTTAATTTAGATAAATTATTATCTTTAAATATCTTTACTAATTCTTCATTATACTTACCAACCGCGTTCTCAATTCTCGCAAACTCACGGAACGCTTTTCTTTCTATTCTATTTAAATCTTGAGCGGATTGTTTTTGTTTCGCAAGTCTTACATTTTCTTTTAGGATTACTGCATCATCAGGTGATAAAGGATTAACAGTTTTATATCTACATTTCTTACATCCATAACGCTGCTTTTCTTTATCAAATCCTTGCTTTACAACTTGACTAGAAAAACAGTTCGGACATATTAATCCCATTCTACTCCTTTATAAATATTCCTATAATTGCCAGTATAATAGTTGAAACAGCTAAACCAATTCCTTTAATCCAGGAAATTGATTTTTCATTATCCCTTACTCTACCATTTATTTGGTCTACCCTTGTTCTTATATATTCTAGGTGTGATATAATTAAATCTTCTTTATCTGTTTTTTTCACAAGACCTTACCTTTTCTGATAATTTTTTAGCACGATTAGGTGTTTGACGAGCCCATAGGCTGTCAAGCATTTCATCGGCAGCCTCTGTGTATTGTTCAGTTTCTAAATAATATATTGTTTTTTTAAATTTTGAAAACCCAGTATAGCCCAACTGATAAACTAGTTCGACCACTACATCTTGAATAACTATTGGTGCTGTTGGATACCAGCAGAAACGATTTTCTAATATATTATTTATTTTTAATAGTTTTTCCTTTAATATAATATCACAAACATCTCTAGTTAATTTCAGGTCCTTAATAGCAAAGCCATAGCCAATGGTATCGTAACCTTCTGTGCATTTATATACTCTAGCACGATAACCTTCTGATTCTTTAATGCTTTCTATTAAGTTAGAAAATGTCATTAAGCATTGTTATCTATAACAATTAATGTAAAAATTTTATTGTTTCCATATGGACAGCAAGTAACATTTAAATTAGATGTTCCATCTATACTGCCACCATTAGCTGTTATCCAATCTTGTATATCTTCTGGCAATATACCATCTGCATCACCTGAAGCACCAACTAATTTATCATCATTGTGTATAAAACTCTTTGCAACAATAGCCATTATTTACCTGCTTTCTTTTTTGACTTTTTTGGTTTTTCTTTTTTTAATTCTTTCCCATTTTCATCACATTCAGTAAATCTATCTTTTAATGATTGTATGTCATGTTGTGGTCCTACTACTATTACTGTTCCATCTTTTTTTACAAAATATCTATCCATAAAATTCTCCAGGTTTATATGTGGGCAGAGTTCCGACACCACTACCCACATATGTGATTAACTTACTTATTAAGAAACATCTGATAAGATATAGACACCAAAAGCGTCTTTAATCTCAACCTCACCCCAAAAACCAACAGCAACATATTCTGTTGTTCTGAAAGATGCGTTTCTTTCTGTTTCTAATCTGAATAAACCTTCAGGTCCTATTGCTAATCCAACAGCACCTCTTGAAAATGCAAATCCAGCAGCATCGCCACCTGATGATACATCTTCATCAATTTGGTCTGACCAGTAAACATTAAAACCAGCAATGCTTCCAATCATTCCAGTTGATAGTGCTTCTTGACCTTGATTACCCAACAATCCAAGTGGTCTTGCTGTTGCAGTATCAGTAGTTGAAGAACCTGCAGTGTCAAGAGCTGAATTATGTGTTAAGGCAATCAATCCTTTTCCACCCCATACTTGTTTTGGTGATAATACCAAATTATATGGAAATGGTGCACCTGCTGCTCTTAATTGACGCATTGAACCAAAAACATGAGATAGTGCTAGTGATGTACCTGCACCACATTCAGTTTGTGAAAATGATTTACCTAGTTCAACTAAATCATCATCAAGTTTTGCTGCTACTGCATTACCTAATATAGTACCAACATTGCCTGTTAAATCATCAGCATTACCCATTCTTGCCAAATCACTTACATCTGCTCTGATTACATGTTCACTAACAGTGCAGCTTCTTGCTGCAGTTGTTATTGATGTAACTGTGCCATAATCAGAACCATCTGTACCCGCTCCAACACTACTTGAAGCTATTTTTGTATAATCAGGGAATTGTACTGTAATAGCACCTTTCACTGCTTGTTTTGATGTTACTAGTGGAAGCATAACATTTGTATGATTAAATGCGATAACCGCATCACCAATAGTTTTACCTAATCCACCTTGAGCTACGCCTGTATCTGTTTCAGCCATTTTAGCTCCTTCCTTAATTTTAGCGTTCTTTCAACTGCACTATTGTGCCTTCATTTTGAACGGCTTATTTACTTTATAATTTTACCATTTTCATCAAAACTTATACCGCTAAATAATCCAATTGACTTTTTTATAGATTTACCTTCTGAACGCCTTGTAACTCGTTCTTCCATTTCATCTATATAATTGTCAAATCCAATTTCTTCACCTTTATATTTAACACTTACATCACCATCTGATTTAGGGTCCAATACCATTTCATTTTTAGGGTCATAATCTACACCCGCTAATACGCTGTGTTTCTTAATCGCCATAGCCAATCTTAATACCAGTCCCCTTAATGGTCTGATTTGCTTCCTGGTATCCTTTAGGGTCTTTTGAAGCCCATTCAGCATAAGATGAATAGCCTCCCATTTCACCTGATTTACCAGTTGCTGCTCTAGCAGATGATGTTGATGGTGCAGAAACATTTGTTACTTTATTGACATAAGTTTCCAGTTTGTTTAAACTCAAATCTTCTGCGATTGATTTATCCTCATCAGTTGTTAATTTAGACATCAATGATTCTCTTTTATCAGTTTGGTATGTTGTCCATTGTTCAGCTTGAGTTTTAAAATCATTACGCTCTTTAGTAACAATATCCAAAGCCTCTTTTAGCTTTCCATCTTCAATCATTTTAGCTTCAGCTTTAGATTTGTTATCAGCGTTCATTTTATCAATCTGAGCCTGTAATTTACCAACCTGGTCCAGTGCATCATTTTTAGCTGTATTAACCTCTGAAAATCTATCATAAGGGACATTTTTTGGACTAGCTTCTGTGCTAGGATTTTGAGCCTGTGGTTCTTCAGTTTCTTGAGTTTGTATATTTTCTTCTGACATTTGTTACCTCTTTAGTGAGTTATTTTTGAAAATTCTTAATGATAATATATTCTTTTAAAACAATTATCCAATATTATAATTCTTTTTTCCTTTAGGAAGCTGTTTCTCTATATATACTTTTGCTTCCTTCATTAGGTAATCTGAAACCTTATCAGGTAATGGTTTCTGTGGTGTAGTTAGAAATCTACCCATTTTAGCTAACCATAATACTCTATCACCTAATGTTGTCCAACCTATCTGAAATCCATCCTTTAATGTTTTAACTAAACTGAAATCCCTTAATAAATCTGATGTTAATATTGGAGCTTTACTATTAGCATATTGTGATGCTTGTCTTTTAAATTTGTTAGCTCTTTTTCTTTGACCATATTCTTTTGTATAACCTTTAAATGGTTTATCAAATACATCTTTAGCATCTTGAAATATATGCTTCCTGTATCTGTCCCTGACATTAGGACCTACTCTTAAAAAGAATTTTTTATCAAGCATCTGTGTCCTCTATTGGTTCAAATCCTATACCATTATCTCCTATGTATGGATTCTTATGGTCAAATTGATTAGCTAGTATAATACTAGGTATTTTTTTAAATGCTTCACATTGTGTTGGTTTTATTCTATGTTTGCAATTATTACATTGTGAAAAAACAAACCCTTCTTGATTGTCTATATATTTATTTTCTGGCATTATATTTCTTTCATAGTTATTTGTATTATATCTTTTGGTACACCATTATCAATAACAGTTCTAGTTTCAATTTTTTTTATTTCAAATAATGAATCTGTTTTAAATAAAACCTCTAATTCATGTTCAATTTCACTTAAACCATTTAACCACTTTCCATCTTTAGATTCAATTTTTATCATTGCTGAAAATTTTTCTTCTAAAGCAAATCTTTCTGCAACCATCGATGATACACTTGTTGATGTAAATTGTGGTCTTGATGTTGTTTGTCCAACTTTTATTGATTTTATAAAATCATTGTAATCATTGACATTCGTAAATGTCAGTCCTCTATATACATCACCTTTATATGAGGGTAATTTATTTAATGCTTTATTAAGTAAATTTTTATCTCTAATAATGTCTTGTGGCAATGTTCCAATGTTCATATTAGGAAATTTTTGTTTTTCACGCACTAAACTATTGTAAGTTCTTAACTTGAAATTAAGTTCACTATGTCTTGTACCAGTATATGCGTTTATTATATTTAATTCATCTAGCATCAATTCTTTAGATGATGTGTTTTTTATATATTCAGTAGCTTGTGACATACTAGAAAATGAATTTTTAGGTTTTGTAGCTGTTGTTGCAGTTTTTGTAATTGTTGTTTTATCTTTTATTACTTGTTGTGCTTTTTTACCTTCAAATAACTTAATGCCTTCTTCTGATGCTATTTCCCATTTATGTCTGCAATTAAATCCTCCACCATCAACTAATGATGCTGTCCATCCGTTTTCAATAATCTGTGCTTCAGTTAATGCTCCCGCACTTGAATATTCTAAACATTCATCTCTTGTTTTCTCATCTACTGGACCAACATATACATATTTAGTATCATCAGGAGCATCTTTCATCATGGTGTTTGTTGCTACCCTGGAATATGTGTTTAATCTTGTATTTATTAAGGACCTGGATGCTGATGCAGATGATGCAGTAGAAACCTGATTTAGAATCTCTGATGTCTGCATACCTGATATTGTAGCTGAATTAAGTATGTTAGTAAGTTGAGATGCTTCTGTCCCTATAATCTCATCCAGTATAGATAGATTTCCACCTAAAAAAGATTCTAGTGTTTGTTCATTTATCGGCATCTAAATCTCCAAATGGTATGGTTTCCTCTAATACCACTTTATG